CTAAAGAATATGTGTTTTGAAATCGCTACGTATGGTGAACCACAAGGTTTGGCAAGACCTATAGCAAGTATAGGTAATATGAAATCACCAAGAAGTCGTCCAGCATACGCTTTAAATGCAAAGAAGAAGAAAGAAATTAAATCTACGGCAAAAGGTCCTGGTCTAGGTACATCTATGCCTATGATGAATATAACAGCGAGGAAGAAATAATGTTAGGACTACAACCAGAATTTTCGTGGAAGAACTCCACAATACTTGCCAAAGCGTCAGCAACGGCATACAATAATTTAAGTGCTTTTCAAAAGCAATTTGATCCAGAAGCAGTAATGTTTGATAAAGACGGTACACAGGTGTTTTGTTGGAAAGATGATAAACATGCTTGTGTTGCATTTAGAGGTACAGAACCAAATCAATGGTCTGATATTAAAGCAGACTTAAAAATAAGACGAGTAAAATGTCCTACAGGATTTGTACATAGAGGATTTAGAGACGCTTTAGACGAAGTATGGACAGATGTAGTGGCATGGATATCTAAACAAAAATGTCAACATGTATTCTTTACTGGTCATAGTTTAGGTGGTGCATTAGCAACACTAGCTGCAAGTAGATGGAACACAGTAACAACACATCTATACACATATGGATCACCAAGAGTAGGTGGTAAGAAGTTTATACAATCATTTCTTACAAGAAACAGATATAGATTTAGAAACAATAACGATATAGTAACAAGAGTACCATTTGAGATATTTGGATATAAACATGTATCAGGTGAAGGTGGTAACTTTATCTATTTTGATATTGATGGTAATGTTGCAACAAAATTTAGTAGATGGTATATGTTTAAACAATGGTGGAAAGGTACATTTAGAGGTGTATCACATTTAAAAGTAGATGGTTTTAGCGACCATTCTATGACTAACTACTACGAATATTGTAAAAGAGAAATGGATAAGTAATGTGGGATATGATTGAAAGAATGGCAAGTGATAGATTGTGGATTTATACTGCTATTTTTGGGTCATTGTTTGGCGCTGCTTTTTTATTTTGGTTTAAAGATACAAGAATGGCAACATGGGGTGTGGCAAAGTTTGACCGCACATTAGAATTTTTAGTAAAGCGTTGGGGTTGGACTTGGTTACAAAATGACCCAGAGGCATGGCGTAAGAAATATCCTAAAATTACATCAAAGATAGACGATTTAGAGGAGAGGATCAAAGATTTAGAAAAATTTGATAATCAATAATGTTTAGTTCATTGAAAATAGGTTTGGTTTTGTTAATGATGGCAGGTGCCGGTGGAGGTTTTCTATATGTCAAAAAATTACAAAAAGATAACGAAATACTTAAAGTTAATCAAGCAAAACTTGAAACGGCAGTTGAGGAAAGTTCAGCTGTCATTGAACAACAAACGAAAGACTTGGGGCAAATACGAGAAACATTAAAAGAAGTTGAAGCTCAAAAGGCAAAACTACAAAAAGATAAAGACGCTTTAAGTAACAGACTAGGTAAGCATGATATTGGTAATCTTGCAGAAAACAAACCTGGTCTAGTAGAAAAAATAATTAACAAAGCAAGTGATAGTGCTACCAGATGTTTAGAAATTGCAAGTGGTAGTCCTTTGACGGAAGAGGAGATAAATGGAACGCCTAATAGGGAATGTCCTGGTTTTTGGCCTGACGATACTGTTTCTGAATAGTTGCGCTGGGTTAGCGGTAAAGGAGATATCTAATTATAAGATTGAAAAAAAGCGGGAACCGTTAGCGTTAGATGCTCCTACCCCTTTAGACTTACAGGATGTAGATTGGATTATAATAACTAAAGATAATGCTAACGAAGTTTTTGAAAAGATTAAAAATGATAAGAATGGTGATTATGCTTTGTTTGCAGTTACAGATAAAGGTTATGAAAAACTTGCTCTGAACATGGCAGATATCAGAAACAAGTTGGCGGAACAAAGACAAATAATTCTGTCATATAAGGAATACTACGAGGGTGGCGAATAACATAGATGATTTGGTTAAAGATATTGCAACGCTAAAGGCTGATGTCAAACAATCAAGTCAAATACATTCAAGGTTAGATGACGCTATAGTTAGATTAACTGATATTTCTTCAAGTATCAAATCTATGTTAGCAGTACATGATGAGAAGATAAGACGAGTTGATTCCTCACAGGAAGATATTCTATCTCTACTAGAAGATAGAAGACGAGAATGGGAAGTTGACTTAAAAGAATTACATAGTAGAATATCGACACAAGGACGAGAATTACGAGAGGCAATCCAAGATACTACTTTACGAGGTGAAAGACAACACCGTGAACACGCTGAAGCTATTGAGAAAGTTGAAGACGCTTTATCTAATAGAGTTGGCGTGTTAGAAAAATGGCGATGGTTAATTATTGGTGGTGCAATACTACTAGGTTTTATTATACAAAACATGGATATGTTTGGATGAGATTATTTGATTGGTTTATAATTATGATATTAGGTGGTTATCTAGGTTACATTTTTTTACTTGCATTAATCAACACATTTTGCGACTGTATTTAGAGTAGCACATTACTGGCACATTATTGGCACAGTCCTGCCATGTTCAAAATGCATAGAGACTATTCAAATATAATGCATTACAAACATGTTAAAATATGTTATAATATGATAAATATTTTTGAACATGAAAGGAAAAAAGTGGCAACATTTATACAAAACATCTTGGAAGCATTTAGGGTTCCATCTATCGCTTATGGCAATAATTATGATAATGTGGATCCAAATTTGGTCCGTTATTTTAGGACTGAATATGGAAGGGACTGGCAGAGCGAACTTAATCATCACCTCTATAAAATCAACAAAAATAAGTAAAGACTAGGCTTGACTTTTTAGCGGTTTTGTGATATAATACATAGTATTATGAAACTGACAAAGTTATTTCCACGAATTATAGGCGAGACTACCAACAAAGACTTTGATTTACTAGAGGATATCTACAAAATACGAGATAATCCCTCTGGTACTCCAAAGAGTTGGGTATCAAATAAAACTTACAGTACATTTGGAAGAGACTTATGGGACTACCCAGCATTTCATCCTTATATGAAGTGGCAAGATAGTCAAGTCTTACAATATACATATGATTTAGATTATGAGTTTGAAAAGTTTAAATGTCAAACTTGGTTTAACATATATAAAAAGAATGACTTTCAGGAATTGCACAATCACGGCAACGAAGATATAAGTACAATCTTTATGGTCAAAGGACCTACAGAAAGTGCATATACATATTTTAAAGACTTTGCTTTACAAGACCAATATCGCTTTGACTTTGAAGAAGGTAAACTGTTGATATTTCCATCACATATGTTGCATGGAGTATCTCAACACCAATTAGATGATGAAAGGATTACTATTGCTAGTAATTATAAATTAACTTGATAGACTTACAATATTTACACCAGATTTCCCACAAACTAGATAGATTTAAAAAGAAAAATCAAAACTTATATAACTTTAGATGTCCCTATTGTGGCGATAGTCAAAAGAAACAATCTAAAGCAAGAGGTTTTGTTTATCGTAGTAAACAAGATTATTTCTACAAATGCCATAATTGTGGTAAAGGTACTACATTAGGTAAACTTATAGAACATATTGACCCAGATTTATATAAGAAGTGGGTAGTAGAGAAGTTTAAAAAAGGTTCTAAACAACACAAAGAACCTGATTTTGATTTTAAACCAGTAAAGTTTCCTGATAGTAACTTAAATAAACTTACTAACTTTTCAAAGTTATCATCTGACCATCCGGCACTAGACTTTATCACTAAAAGAAAACTACAAGATTATATTGATAAATTTTATTTTGCACCTAAATTTATGACATGGGTAAACAGTATGATACCTAACAAGTTTCCAGAAGTAAAGAATGACCATCCTAGAGTAGTAATACCATTCTTTGATACAAGTGGTAAGATGTTTGCTTTTCAAGGTCGAGCATTTGGTAAAGAAGAACCAAAATATATAACAATTAAACTAGATGAGAACAAAAGAAGAATATACGGACTTGATACTATAAACATAAACAAAGATATTAAAGTTGTAGAAGGTCCTATTGATAGTCTATTTTTGTATAATGCCGTAGCATGTGCTGGTGCAGATATGGTTTTACCTAGAACAAAAAATAATGCTGTGTATATCTTTGACAATGAACCAAGAAATACCGTAATTATTCAAAAATTAGAAAATTTAATTACTCAAGGTTACCGTGTATGTATTTGGCCTAAAAGCATAAAAGAAAAGGATATCAATGATTTAATACTTGCAGGTTACTCAAAAGTAGAGATAGAGGATATTATAAGTAGTAACACATTTTCAAAATTATCAGCAATACAACAATTAAACAATTATAAGGAGGTATAAATTGTCCCCAGACGCTATACAAGTTAAGAAACGAAACGGTAGGGGGTTAGAACCTCTGGATATACAAAAGATACATTCCATGGTAGGATTTGCATGTGAAGGTTTGTCTAATGTATCTGAAAGTCAAGTAGAAATGTCAAGTGGATTACAATTCTATGATGGCATGACTACAGATGAGATACAACAG